GCCAATCCGAACTTGTGTAAGGTTTCCGTAATTGGTCTCGCGGTCCAGTCGCCAACCGTAGACCTGAGTGGGATCCACCTCAATCCAATAGGGCCGACGATTAAGAGCACGCTCTTCTGCAAGACTTCTCGCGTCCGAAGGCGCAGGAAAGTCAACCAACGTGTGACAGTGCCCATACGTCAGGGCACAAATCAAGAGTCGTCGAGCGTACTCATCTAAATCTGAGCCACACCCGTCAACGTCTTTGTTGAATACATCTGTCCAATACGGATCACCTTGGACACTAATTGGTTTTCGCAGAATCAACCCAGCGGCTGCCCGCAGTAAACGCTGCGTATAAGGCGTAAAAACCGATCGGTTGACCCGTGCCAGATATGCGGAGTAGTCCTCACGGGGCTCTAGAGGCAGAAAAGCTTCGCAGTTATCGCGTAGGTACTCCGTCCCGTTTGTAACGGCTTTCATGATCTCCCAGCCCTTCATCTGGTCAATCACGGCCCGTGTTCGCACGAACGGACTGTCAACACTTCCCATGTAGGAAGAGCTGACAAGATGCGTTCTAACGAGACCAGGGACGGAGTAAGTCATGACACCTCAGAGTTGAGCTTTAACAGCCCCATCGACGACG